AATGCTCTTCTTGGAGATGTATCTGCTAGTGGCAATGTAGGAAGTGGTGCTTCTGCATCTGCTGCTGAATCTGCTCAGATGATGCCTACCGATTACTCCTTTATTGGTGATGCTGCTAATCGTGGTTTGGCTGCTTACAATACCACACGTTCTGTTGATGCGTCTGTTTCGTTGCAAAAATCTCAAGAGAATGTCAATAAGTCTATTGAGGGTGTTAATATGGCTCAGAAAGGTCTTATGGAATCTCAAACCGATATGCAAAAAATGACCTATAAGTTTGCTCAAGATACTTATCAAAATAGATTGTTACAGGAACAATTTAAAGCTGAGTTAGAAAATTGGCGTGGTTTCGATGCTATGTATGATGCTCGTTTGAAAGCGTTTAGTCTTTATAACGTGATGCCACAAGAGGTTGAAAAGAATGTTGCTCAAACTATGTCTTTTTATGCATCTGCCTTTCGTGATATTGCTGCAGGTAAATATACCCTAAAGCAAACTGAAAATTACGGTAAGTGGCTATCCATTCAGCAGACGTTTGCACATGCTGCAACTGTTCAAGGTCAAGCCGCTTTAATGCAAGGTCGTGCCGCTATTACGAATGCTAATGCTAATGCTAGTTATCTTAAACAGTTAGGTGGTTATTATGGTGCTTTGACTTCGGGTCAACATATGTCGAATGATATGCAACGCTATTATACTGATTTTATGCTTGGTAGAATGCCTATTGGTAAGGCTGAAAGCATATTGCGCCAAACACCTTATAAGCATTTGCTTGACTTGAACATACAACAAAATGAGTGGTCTTTGAATAAGTTGATGCAAGAACCTGACTTGATACGTTCGCTTAGTGGTATGTATAAGTCTGAAACATCTCTCACTAATAAGCGTGTTGATAGTTATGATACCGATAAAATCTTTGAACGTGGCGAGTCTGTTACACGTATGTTTAAAAATGTTTCAGATGGTATTAGTAACTTCACACCTAAGCCTAGGTTTAATAGAGGTTCTTCTACTGTTGGAGAACCTGCTCCACCGCCTAGCGGTAGATCCTGGCTTGATGCGTATCGTGAAAACCCTAATTATAGTCCTACAGGTCATCAATAATAATTTAGGCGCAAAGGTAATATTCTTTGCGCCTTTATTGTTTGGTTATTACTGCAGTAAATAGTTTCTGTATTGTTTACAAATAATTGATACTTAAGTTAAATGTATTTTTGATTGTACGTTTAATAATGCGAAAACTTTTTGAAATATGTTCAATCTTCTAAAAATCTCTTCTGTAAAAATCTATATTTTTTTATGAAATAATAAAAATTTATCTCAATTCATTAATGTATCTGTTTTGTTATTTGTGTGTGTGCGCATCTTATACGTACGTACACAATTTAACTAAACAGATATTGTATATTGGTTTGTCTGCTAGAAAAACCTTAGCTTTGCGCGGAAAAGTTTGTAACTCTCTAGTAACTACCTTTTTATGAAAATTTTCTCCCGAAAATTCCTCCTATCTTGTTATAGGTAGGCAAAAGTAGGAATACATATTCCTAATTACTGTACTTTTGTTCCTTAGTAACTATTTTCCTAATTAATGTTAACAAATTTGGTTGTTACATAAACTTTTTCTTATCTTTGCACCATGAAACATGAAATTATAAAAATTATCATCAAAGTAGCGTTGTATACGCTCGGATTGATAGCTGCTTATTTTGGTGTCTCTACTATGACATCCTGCAGTACGTCTCACAATGTTGTTGCTAGTGGTCGCACAACTATTGTATCTGTAGATACCACAATTGTTAAACATAGCGGTTTTGTCCGCTCTAAAAATTTTAAGCCCTATGGTGAAAATTAATTCTCGTTGTTTCATCGTTGAAGTTAACGGTGTACAGTATGTAGTTAAGTATGGCAAAATTGATGAGTTTCTTTGTCTGTTTTTGCCTAGTGTTGTTATCATTTCCTCAATTATTACTTCTCCTGTATCTTGGGAACATGGTTATCAATGGTATAAACGTATTTAATTTTTTTTGCTTATGACTGCTAAAGATTATTTGATTGCTCTTAAGGTTATTCGAGAGATTCAGCGCAAACAAGCTTACTGTAGTGGTTCATCTCAACCTTTTCTGGCAGAAACTTTGAAAACTATTGAACTTTATTGTCCTTTAGATTTTTCAAAAAGTGGTGGTCGTGTTACAGATAAAACTCTTATGAGTTGTTATAACGGTAATTTATTTAATATATAATTATGGCTCTTTTCCCTCGTTGCAATAACCCCGTGCCCGTTGTCGGTCGACATGGTACAACTCTTGTTGGTTGTCACTCTTGCATTCAGTGCCGAGTTGCAGCTCAAGAACATCTTTGCAAGATATTAGAGGTAGAAGCATCTAAACATAAATATGTTGAATTTATTACTAATACGTATGATGATTTACATTTACCCTATATTGATACTTCTTATATGTACCCTTTTGGTTATGCTCTTCGCATTCCTAATCGCGTTATTAAAAAGTATAATAGAAGAACTAAAAGTTTTTACTTTGTAGAGGATAAAATTTCTAAATCATTTCAGCTTACTAATTTCTCTACTATTGATACCGCTCCTATGTTGCGTGATTATTATGCTCGTATTGATAAGTATTATAGTAGATTTCCCTCTCGTTCTAGAGGTATACGTAATAACTCTGTTATTCCTATACTTTGGTATGATGATATTAAAAAATATATAGGTCGTTTAAGAAAATGGTTTTTAAAAACTTATGGTGAAACTATACGGTACTACGTTATTTGCGAGTACGGCTCACAATCATTCCGTCCGCATTATCATCTCCTATTATTCCACGACTCGCCTAGAGCGAGAGCAGATTTTAGGATTGTTCGAACTTTGCCCCAATCTACTCCAGAAAACCCCCGAGAAATTTGTGTTAAACTCGATATGGCTGATTTATGGGTCTACGGTGATACGACTTCAACGGTTACAGACGGCAACATGCAAGAATATGTTAGTAAGTATCTTACACAACATTCTAACTTCCCTAGAGTGCTTGACAAGTTTCCACAAAGGAGTTTTCACTCAATCTTATTGGGTTCAAAGGACAGAAATGAGGTTAGAGAATTACTCAAGGCTAGAGATTTCGAAACACTTACAACAGATTATGTTATTAACAAAAAAGGTGTGCGACGCCCTGTTCCCATGTCCGATGCGTATTACTCTCAATTTGCCGTTAAATTTACCGGATCTTCCTGCTTTGATGTTGCAGAAACTTCTACCCTTTTTCGTTCGGTTGTATACGTTGCCCGTCGTTTCTTCGCTACCCAAGGCGAAATCTATGATGATGGACAAGTAAGGGAGTTTCTTATGTGGTTGCTTAAGCCTTCCACTACTGAGTTATATAAATATAATTATCAGTTTCGT